AAAAATACCAAAATTATAATCATTCGAAACAGAATACCAAGAACACTAATCAAATCAAAAGTAAAAATAAAATGTAGTTTTGCTTTACAAGATACCGTATTTTGGCCAACATCGTCGGAATCTATTAAGAGAATGGTTGATAACCTTCCAAAAAGATTGTATTATATTAGTACAAAACCAAGTTTTTAAAACTGATATAAAACAATTATGAGTTCATGTAAATTAGTAATTAAGGATGAAGTGAATGTTAAATTTGAAGATTTATCATTAGAGTTTCGTAAAAAATTACACAATAAATTTAAATTTGAGATTCCGTATGCCCGTCATCTACCGGCAGTGAAATTAGGAAGATGGGATGGAAAAGTTAGTTTTTTTGGTTTGGGAGGTACCAGTTATCTAGCATTAGTGCCTCAAATTTTACCAATACTTGAAGAACATAATGTTTATGTCGACCTTAACGACGAGCGTGAAAATCATAATTTTGAATTTAAACTGATAGACAAAAATTATTTAAGTGATATTACTTGGCCCACAAATCATCCGTGTGGAGGACAACCGATAGAATTACGAGACTATCAAGTTGAAATAATTAATAAATTTTTAGAAAATCCTCAGTGTATACAAGAAGTTGCCACTGGTGCAGGTAAAACAATTATCACTGCCGCACTATGTAAACTAGTCGAAGATTACGGAAGAACATTAACAATAGTTCCAAATAAAAGTTTAGTAACACAAACCGAGGACGATTTTCTTGCTTGTAATTTAGATGTGGGAGTTTATTATGGAGATCGCAAAGAACTAGGAAGACAAAACACAATAGCCACTTGGCAATCTCTTAATGTGCTAGAAAAAAGAAGTAAAGACGATCACTCTACTGAATTTTTAGAAGCAATACAAAATGTCAATACAATTATAGTTGACGAGGTACATATGGCCAAGGCCGATGTTTTAAAAAGAATGTTGACGGGACCATTTGCTCATTGTGGTATACGTTGGGGTCTCACAGGAACAGTGCCTAAAGCAGATTTTGAATTTTATGGATTAAAATGTTCAATTGGTGAAGTTGTAAATAAAATACCCGCTAAAGAATTACAAGATAAAGGAGTGTTAGCAAAATGTGATGTAAATATTTTACAAACACAAGATCATCCTGCATTTAAAAATTATCAAGAAGAATTAAAATGGCTGACAACAGATGAAACACGAATGGAATGGATTGCTAAAACTGTTGACAGTATAGCAAGTTCAGGTAATACATTAATTTTAGTTGATAGAATATCTGCTGGAGAGATTTTAGAAAAAAAATTGAAAGGATCAACTTTTATTTCGGGAGCAACAAAAAATATAGATAGAAAGGAACACTATGATGAAGTATCTACTGCAACAAATAAAATTATTATTGCCACATATGGAGTTGCCAGTGTTGGCATTAATATCCCTCGTATTTTTAATTTGGTTCTTATAGAACCTGGTAAATCGTTTGTCAGAGTAATACAATCGATAGGACGAGGAATAAGAAAAGCCGAAGATAAAGATTCAGTACAAATCTGGGATATAACCAGTTCGTGTAAATTTGCAAAAAGACATTTAACTGAAAGAAAAAAGTTTTACAAAGAGGCAAATTACCCTTATAATATAGATAAAATAAATTATGAAAATCCTTACATTAGAAAATAGAACATATACCTTAGAAAAAATACCAGAGTATGTTGACGATAATTTAAGATTTGCAGTTTTAGATAATAGCAATCCTGCTGATCCAGATTATTTTTATGTGCCTTTAATTTTTTTAGAATCTTTTAATGCTCCGGCGGCTGTTTTGTCTATCGGAAACTACAAGATCAAAATGCCGTTAGATTGGAAAATGATTGTAGGTGATCCAGAGGAAGGCGAATTATTTGTTATGCCTATCACTAGTTTAAATGATAGAGGCTTTGAAGCATTTGTGTTTAATCCCATGACTAGTGCCAAACCCGAGTTTATGCTAGTTGATATAGAAGATATCTATCAAGAAGTAAAATGGTACTTTCCAAAGTTAAAATCAGGACAGATATTAGCAGTTCCGTTGGAGGACGGCAAGGATCCCAAGTGTGCTTATTTTGTTAAAGATATATCAAGACAGTCTGAACAACTGGATTATGGATCGGTATGGTAAAAGAAAAAAATAGAAAATTTTTTGAGCTCAGGAATGGCATGAAAGCCGTTGATTTTCGTAATAAGGATTATTATGATCGTATCGATGATAAAGAAAAAAGTTTATATTCTCCATATATGATCATGAGATATGCTAGTTCTGTATCCGGCGATAAATTTTATCAAGAACACTATGTTGAGATGATTAACGAGTGTGTTAACAAACATCTTTTTACGTTGTCCAGCAAACACAAAAAACTCTGCTGGATATTGACTGCCATGTGCGGTGGATTAAAACAACAGTTTCACCCATGGGTCAAACCAATGAAGAAGACAGTTAATAAAAGTATGCAACAACTATTAGAAATATATCCTCATATGAAGGAAGACGATATTGAAACTCTTGACAAGATATTAACCGATGCCGAGCTCGAAGAAATATTAGAATCATATGGAAAACAATCTTAATACTTGTACATACTGTAATAAAACTTTTCAAAAAGAAAGAACATTACAAGTTCATGTATGCGAACCCAAAAGAAGACATTTACAAAAGGACGAAAAATGGGTTAAAAATGGATTCCTTGTTTTTCAAAAATTTTATGAAGTTCATCAAAATACCGGAAAGCCAAAAACATATAAACAATTTTGTGACTCGTCCTATTATAATGCATTTGTAAAATTTGGTAGATATCTTATGTACATCAATCCTTTATATCCAGACAAATATATAGATTTTATTGTAAGATCAAAAGTTAAATTAGATCATTGGGCAAGAGATGAACTATATGAATCTTACTTGATTGAAACTTTAAAAACAGAACCTTTAGAATCTGCTCTACAAAGATCTATTAAAACAATGATGGAATGGGCCGACGAACAAAAAGTACAGTGGGCAGATTATTTTCGTTTAGTTAGTACCAATAGAGCAGTTTCACATATACAAAAAGGCAGTATATCTCCATGGTTGATCCTCGGATGTCCTGCGGGTAAAAAAATGTTGAAATCTTTTTCGGATGAACAATTACAAATGGTGCAACGATTTATAAATCCCGAATTTTGGTCTAACAAATTTAGATCAAATCCGGCCGATGCAATTTTTGTAAACGAAACAGCCAAGGAGGCAAGAATTGAGTAAAGTAGATATTGCTATTGATGATCATTTAGATATTGAAGCGGGCGACAGTGTTGTTGTAATAAAAGCCGACGGGTCGGTAGGCAAAGTAATTTTACCCGAAATGAATCAAGAAACTCAACACAGCAAAGGTTATAAAAAAATGTTACAAGTTTTAGATTTACTTAAACCCGGGATCAAAGAAAAGTTTAACGATTATAATAAAGGAAAATTACACTAATGCCTGATGTAGATATAGATTTTTTTGATAGAGAAAATGCGTTGAAGTTATTCAAACACATTCCGGCTTCTATAATAAAAAAAGAAAATGCCGAGAAACATAAAACAGGAATATATTTTCACGATGCTCCGGTTGACCCGTTGAGAGGTTTTTGTAGTTTAGATTATAAAAGAGCAGAAGATAGAAAATATTTTAAGATTGATTGTTTAAATGTTAGTGTTTACGAAAAAGTTAAATCCGAAGAACACTTAATTGAATTAATGTTGACAGAGCCCGACTGGAATATGTTATTAGATATAAATGTTGTAAATCAATTGTTCCATTTGAACGGACATTTTGACATTGTCTCAAAACTTGAGCCTAAAAATATTGAACAACTTGCGGCTGTATTGGCAATTATAAGACCAGCAAAAAGAGGATTGATGTATAAAGACTGGAACACGATATTAACCGAGGTCTGGACACGTCCAACAGACGGTAGTTATTTTTTTAAAAAATCTCATGCGATTGCTTATGCTCAGTTGATAGTTGTGCAGATGAATTTAATTTCAACTGATAAATACATTTTTGATGCACCATCAGAAAAAGAAAAAACTTAAAAAATCAAAAAAAAGAAATCAACAAACATCGATAGAGTATAGTTCGTATCAGCCAAATAATCCACTGACTATATATTACTTGAAATACATTGAGAAAAAACCTAACTAGGTCTTCTCATTAATTGAATTGTTCTTCTTTTAATTCGTTTTTTAGATATCTCATCGAGCCTAAGCACAGGACCGTGTACAACTTCGATATCTTTAGTGGTAAGTGTTACCAGTGTAGATCTAAAGTATTGGAAATCTTTTTTTAAAAATATGTTAATAGGTATTTTTCTATTTGATTCCCACCACCATATTTCACCATATTTCAAAAAATCCATTTTATCTTCTGGAGACATGATTCTACCATAATCATAAAAACTGGTCACTTGATTATCTTGGTTTTGCACGATCCCCACAAACTCCATATCTCCCTTTCGTATAAGAGATAAAAATGGAAATTTCTTTCTTAATGTTTCAAAAATTTCATTCATATGTTTCAATAAATACTGTTAAATATGTGTTATGCAAACAGTTACAAGGTATTTAATAAACAATGTGGTAATAGCCTACATTAATGGTTATAATGGAAGGAACTCAAAAGTGTACGATAGACGTCTAAAAGTGTATAAAGGTGTATCAAATCCAATAACATTTGTATTCAAAAACGAAGATCAAGCAGTACAAAGCATTACGACCAAAGAATTTGAATTTGATCTGATCGACACAAAAAACGACAGGTCAGTCATTAAAAAAACATTAACACTTGTAGACGACGGGTCAACTGTTAGCACGAGAGGAAAAGCAACAGTAACATTAACCGACGGAGATTTATTAGATCTAGAGCCGGGATTTTACAATTACAGTATTAGAGAAATTGCAATAGGAGATGATTCTACTGTGACTTATACTGTGACCTATGCTAATACCTCATATAATTCTGAAGGGACACTTGAGATACTAGACGGTGCATTTCCAAAATTTGTGCCTAGCAATGAAACAATCACATGGCCTGTAACAACAGGACCATATTCAAAAACATCTGCTTACATCGACGGTAAGTCTAGTCAAAATGGTAATAACTCTTTGCACACGATCGCTGTTTATACCAACGGATTTACTGGAACATTTAAGATACAAGGCACATTGGTCACAACAGCAGTACAAGACTCGGACTTCGCAGACATCACAGCAACTGATCAAACCAACCCAATTACATTTACCAATTCAACTGGAGTCAAATACTTTAATTTCATTGGAGTTTGGGAAAACATCAGATTCAGTTGGCAAAACACCGGCAGTAACAACGGTGTGATTGACAAAATCTTATATAGACAGTAAAATGTAGAATATGAATTTAATTCAGTCTACTATTCTGAATTCGCTTCCTAGCGGAAAGAAAAAAACACCCTCTGGTTGGTTATCTTTTAATGCTCCGTGTTGTATACACAACGGCACAGGTGCTGATAAAAGAAAACGTGGAGGCATCATGACTTCTGCCGACGGTACTTTAAGTTATCATTGTTTTAATTGTGGTTATAAAACTTCGTATGTTGTTGGAAGAAAACTCAATGCGAAAACAAGACAACTCATGAGCTGGTTAGGAATTAGTGAAGAAACTATAAGAAAATTATCAATAGAGGCCATGCGTTATGAAGAATCCGGCAATACATTTGAAACAAAAAAAAATATAAATTTTGCTATCAAGACGTTGCCAAAAAATTCACACACACTAGATTATTGGTTGGAAAAATATATTGCAAAAGATCTAACAGAAGTTCAATATAAAAAAATTGATCAATTATTGAACTACTTAAAAAAAAGAGGTATTTCTCCCGATTGGTATAAATTTTATTATAGTCCGGATCAAACAGGAGATTTCCATAGAAGAGTAATTGTGCCTTTTTATTGGAAAAATAATATAGTAGGACACACAGGAAGAATTTTTGATACAAGAAACAAGGAAGTTAAATATTGGACAGAAACACAACCGGGTTATGTGTTTAACATAGATGTCCAGGATTGGAAAAGAAAGTTTGTGATTGTAACCGAAGGTCCTTTTGATGCTATCACTGTTTCGGGTGTGAGCATTTTAGGTTCAGAGGTCAATGATACGCAGAAAGATATTATAAACAGTTTGAATAGACAGGTAATTGTAGTGCCGGATCAAGACAAAGCCGGAGAAAAACTAATAGACCAAGCAATAGAGTTTGGGTGGTCTGTATCTTTTCCAGAATGGCAAAAAGGAGTTGATGATGTGGCCGAATCTGTGTTACAATATGGAAGATTATATACAATACAGTCGATACTAAAAGGAACAGAAACTAATAAACTTAAGATCGATTTAAAAAGAAAAATAAATGGCTGAATATACATTTGACGTACAAAAACTTTATTTAGAAATGCTAATGGCAGATGCTGAATCATTTGCTAGGGCACAAAATATTTTTGAACCTGCAAATTTTGACAGGAAACTACAACCAATTGCAAAATTTGTTAAGGATTATGTTGATGAATATAAAGTCATGCCCGACGTTGAACAAATTAATGCTGTACATGATACAAAATTAAAAACTGCAAAGGATCTAGATCCGGCACATTTTAATTGGCTACTAGATGAATTTGAAACATTTTCTAGGCACAAATCAATGGAGAGAGCAATATTGGAGTCTGCAGATTTGCTCGAAAAGGGAGATTATAATCCAGTAGAAGACAAGATCAAAGCGGCTGTTAGTATAAGTCTTACTAAAGATCTAGGAACAAACTATTTTGAAAACCCTAAAAGAAGATTAGAGGATCTTAAGAGTGCCAACGGACAGGTTAGCACAGGATGGATAAACGTAGATAAAAAATTGTTTGGCGGATTCAATAAAGGAGAATTAAACATTTTTGCTGGAGGATCGGGTGCAGGTAAATCTATTTTCCTACAGAATCTTGCTGTGAATTGGGCAACTGCCGGGTTGAATACTTGCTATCTTTCATTTGAATTAAGTGAATCATTGGTGGCAATGAGACTCGATGCCATGATGTCTGGCATAGCAACAAGAAGAATATTTCCAGAAATTGACAACGTGGAAATGAAAGTAAAAATGATTGAGAAAAAATCCGGTGCTTTACAGATAAAATATCTACCAAGTGGCAGTAACGTAAATGACATTAAAGCGTATCTCAAAGAACTTGAATTGAAAAATAAAAAGAAATTTGATTGTATATTGATTGATTATTTGGATCTGATGATGCCTAAAAGTAAACGTATCAGTCCTGCAGATCTTTTTATAAAAGACAAATATGTATCGGAAGAACTTAGAAATTTCGCAACTGAATCTCAGATGATCATGGTAACGGCATCACAATTGAATAGAGCATCGGTTGAAGAAATCGAGTTTGACCATTCACATATTTCGGGCGGGTTGAGTAAGATTCAAACAGCAGATAACGTGATTGGTATCTTTACAAGTCGTGCAATGAAAGAGCGTGGACGTTATCAAATACAGTTTATGAAAACAAGAAGTTCAAGCGGTGTGGGACAAAAAGTGGATTTAGAATTTGATTTAGATACTCTTAGAATAAAAGATTTACTCGAAGAGGAAGGCGATCATTCACAATTTAAAAAACCAGCAACAGCAATGTACGATTCTTTAAAACAAAAAAGTAAAATTATTAATGATAGTAACAAAAATATTACTATCGATCCTACAAAAGGAAACGATATAGGTAAAGTTAAAGCCACAGTTGAAGGGGCCAAATTGAGACAATTATTAAACGATTTACACTCAGATGAAGAGCAATAATAGACATAGTTTATGATAAATAGTGTCTGTAAAAAAAATGAAAAAACAACATTTCATAAAAGTTACCATATAGAAAAAATCAATTAAAATTCCCAGAAGTTTAAAGAATTTGTGAATGGCTTTACAGCCACACAAAAATAAGGAGAAAACTATGAAAATAACAAAGAAAAAAATAGGCCTAGGTGTAGCGATTATTATTGCACTTGGCATATTATGGTCGGTTTTAAAACCGGCTCCAGCAGAAGCGGCTGATATGAAAGTTTATGGTTCATTAAACTATATGCTTTCTAATAACGAGGACGCTAACGGCGTGGCAACATCGAAAGCGGAGAACAACGGTTCTTCTATCGGTGTTGATTTCTCGAGCAACCTATCAGAAGGTATCGACGGCTTTGCCAAATTAGAAGTGGACATCGATGCAGATGATTCTGGTTCAACACCATTTGATTCAAAACTAGCATATGCTGGTGTTGACATGGGCGATGCAGGTATGCTGTCAGCAGGTAGACAAAACTCTGTATTCAAAGGTGCAGTAACATCTAAAACAGATGTGTTCCCAGAATATGGTAATAGTGCATCACAAAAACTGTTCAGTAGAGATTCACACACAGTAATCTACTCTAACACATTTGGTGCAATACAGTTAGATAACTTGATCAAAGTTGACGGAACAACTGGTAAATCAGGTGTTGATGTTTATGAAACTGCGGCTTCTATGGATGTAAGTGATAAACTAAACGTAGGTATTGCTTACTCAGATGACAAAGTAAATTCGATTGAGTACAAAGGTGCGGGTTTAAATTTTGATTTAAACGATGCTGTTACACTTGGTTACAATTATACAATTAAATCAGTCGAGTCAACATCATTAGACACTACTGCGAATGAACTAGTTGGTTCATACACAATTGGACAAACAACATTTTCAGCAGGTTACGGTGAGATCGAAGATGGTAACAAGTATCATACGTATGGTGCCGAGAAAAAAATTGGTAGCAACTTTAGTATGTACGCCGGTTACGAAATCACTGACGTACCATCAGGTACAGACACAAACGACATGGCAGTAGGAATGAAATTTACATTCTAATTGTTATTTTTTATGTTTGCCTGTGTAATGCAGGCAAACATATTATAAGAATTTTTCTTTTACTTTCTTAATATAATCATCCAAAAAAACTTTTTTATAATTCTTATACTCATCTGACAGTAGATCTGTATGATATTTTGTCAATGCTTCTTTATACGATATACCATAATTTAAAATCGAAGCCATACGCCAAGCATCTAATTTAGATTTATTATTTGTTCTAGCGTATTCGTTCCATTGTCTACTTAACCTGTCTGTCATAAAACTGTCCCAGTGTTCGTTCTTCCAAGCATCTCCGTTTCTACCAGGCATATTATTTTCAAATACATCGTAACCGTAATCTTTGTAATTCCTATCAAACTCACTTGAAAAACTTCTGGACTTACCTCTGTTTCTGACTATGCTTAGGCTATGCCATGTATAACTGTCTAATCCTATTGTACCATCCAACAATTCTTTATTATTTTGTTCAATGGTGTCTATTGTTTCATGAGGTAATCCCACAACAAAATTTCCGTGTAGGTGTATGTCATTGTGCCATTCTTTCTTCATGAGAGACAACGCTTTTATTGTTTTTTCTTTACCCAAACCTTTTCCGATTGCTTTAGATGAGGGATCGTTTAAACTTTCTATTCCAAAATTGGCGAAACGTAATCCAACCTTTTTTAACAACGGTATTTGTTTTTCTTGATGTGCATGAACTAGATCTAATCTAATATATGCAGTCAAATTTAATTCAAGTTTGAGATCGTCAACAACATCTGCAAGTGTTTGTAATTTTTCAGTTGTTTCATTAAAAGTATCACACAAGACAAAATAATTAGTAACTCCCCATGTGTCGTAATTAAATTTAAGTTCTTCCTTAATACTATTTTTACTTCTTAGATATCTATGTTCTTTTGGATTTTTTCCTAACAGAGGATATGAACAAAATTTACATTTGAATCTACAACCTCTGCTTAATTCTAAAGGTAATGTTTCGTTTGGAAGTATTACATCGTTTTTTGAAAACATGGGTGGACAATTATGAAAATCATATAATAAACCTAAAGGATCTCCGGGTAATATTTTTTCAACAGGATTTGATTTATTTGATTTACAATTATTTAAAAATTGAATCATAGAACTTTCTCCAAAACCTTTTATCCAGTAATCAATAAAATTAAAAGGCAAATTTCCAAAAATGTTATAAATGGCGACAGACCCGGAACTGTGTCCTCCTAACAATATTTTTAGATTTGGATGATTTTTTTTGATGTATGTAAAAAGTTTATAAAAACAATTGAACCATTTGGCATCTGAATATTGTCCGGTACCTTCATATGTGATGCTATCATTTATTGTGACTTTTTTGTGATCAAAGTCTAAACTAGAAAACCAAGTTCCGCTAATTGCTAAAGCATAAGTTTCTTTGGTAATTTGCTTGGATAAGATATTGAAAAAAGATACCGGGTCTTTATCTACAAAATAACTGAAATGATCTAAAACATTTACAGAGTGTCCGTGCTGTCTGCAAGATGAGGCTATCCTATATGCACCAGCAGTTTTTGATGGTACATCGTAAGTTGGTAAATCATTTAAAATTATAAGATTTGTCATTGATTATCTTTTTACTTATTGCGTAAAATTTACAAAAAATTATTTTAGCGAAGCGTAAATTAGCGTAAGATTTATTTGACCTTTATGTTTTTACCATTAAATATATCTATCAAGATGAATCAAAATCAGCACAGACACGAACTAAACATCTCTTCGAAGCCAGGAAAACTTTGCGAGTTACCATGGTCGGGTCTCACGATCAACCCGGACGGAAATTTGGTTGTGTGCTGTTCTTCCGTAGATCCTATAATCAAACATATTAGCAAGGTCGACGACTTACAAAAGTTTTTTACTAACTCCATCGAGTATAATAGTATGAGACAGCAATTTAAAAACAACGTATTTCCTAAATATTGTTTCACATGTGAATTTAAAAAAAGTAGAGGACTTTCTGCACCCATTGATACCTGGACTGCGGACGTTGTTCCAAACAACAATCCTCCCAAAAACTTATCTAACAAAGATATGCCAATACTGTATTTAGATCTTTCGTTATCAAATGTTTGCAATCAAACTTGTATCATGTGTGGTCCTCTTTATAGTTCAAAATGGTATGATCTAGAAAAAAAGATACAAAAGGAACAAACAGGAATAGAAACTATAGAAGGCAGAGAAGGAAGACTGATCGAGGGAAAGAGATTGTTCATGAACAAATTGTCCGAAGAAGATTTCCAAAAAATTTTAAAAGTGTTGCCTACTGTGGAAGTAATACAATTGAAAGGTGGAGAACCGTTGGTAGAAAAAAGAAACTTTATAGTGATGTCCGAAGCGGCCAGGCAAAAAAGACCACCTCGTATAGTCATGACCACAAACCTCAGTTTGATATCAAAGGATGCATGGAAAGCCGTTGAAGAATATCCTCGAGGAAAGTTAGGAATCAACATCAGCCTAGACGGTATAGGTAAGCAATATGAATGGATCAGGGGCGGTGATTATTCTAATACTATGAAAAACATAGAAAGGTTGTGTAAGAGTGGACACGGTATATGTGTACGTACATCCTTGACGTTACACTCGTCTTTTAACGTTCCGGAACAGATACAAGTAATACATGACAACACAGACATAAGAGACATGGATATAGGACTTGTGACGTCGCCCATGTATACTTCTAATCGTTTGATACCTCAACCCATGTTAGAGGAACAAAAATCTCGCACCGCGGATGCAGTAAATCATTATACCCAAAAAGGAATGAAGTTTCACGAATTGGAAAATTTTTACAACGTTAGATGTGTTAACACACTGGCGGATGTACTTAAAATGACACAAGGAGAAACGGAAATTTTCTATCAACAAAAATTACACCAAGCCAAACTGTGGACTGATTTTTTTAACAAACAACGTGGTATTGCAATACAAGATCATGTTCCGGAATTAAAACGGTTGTTTAATTATTAAAAATATTATATAATGAATTATGAAAACAGTTAAAACATTTAAAAGAATAGTAACAGGAATCAACGAACAAGGCAAATCAACAGTAATGTCAAACGATATTGCCAAGGGAGTTTTAGATTTTGGCGACGACCGACCGTTCCATACGCACACGTATCTCTGGAAAACCAAAAACGAAAAACAAGATTTCACAGGATTCAACGATCCAATTGATTCTAATTTCAAAACCTTTCCGGCACCGGGAGGTACAACTTTTTTGGTTGTACAGTTTGATCCACAAGACGACGAAGTACTGAAAAAATTAAATCCCCAGGACGGTTTTAAAAAAATGAATGCCTTAGAAAATCTTAAGCCTAGCAAGAGACATCCTTATATGCACACAACACCAACTGTTGATTATGGATATGTTATTTCTGGAAAAATAAAACTACTGCTTGACGAAGGAGACGAAGAGGTTGAATTATCACAGGGAGATGTTTTAGTACAGCGAGGAGCTCGCCATGCCTGGTATAATCCTTTTAATGAACCTTGTGTGATAGCATTCACACTAGTCGACGGACAACAATAATTTTTTTAGGCAAGTGTGTGTCTGGCATTCAAACGCCAGAGTAATCTTTCGTGTTTTGGGTCTAGGCTATCTACTGTTCCTCTAGCCGAATGTAGTAAAGAAATATTATCCCACATTAAAAAATCTTTTTCTTCCCAATGGTGCTCATAAACATAATTTTCGTTTATTGCGTGTTCTTGTAACGTCTTCATGAGTGCATCACTTTTGTCTTGTTCCATTCCCAATATTTTTCTAATATGACCAAACACAGAAAATAAACAATTTTCACCTGTCGTCCAGTGAGGCATAACCAGTGGATGATATACAGGTTCCCCTCCACCAATTCCTTTTAGTTCATCCGGGTCGGGTACAGCCGCTAGATGATAGTCAGTAGCGTGTTCGTGTACACAAACTTTTCCTGTAATTTTCTTTTTTAAATCTAGGGGAAGATCTCTATACACAGCCGATTGATCAGAGAACACAGTTGTTCCACCTTCCTGAGCCACTTTTAATGAATATAAAAAACTATGCGTAGGAGGATTTTGTAAAAATGATTGGTCGATATGCCAAATCTCTGGACTCAATTGTCCTTTGGTTTTGTCATTTGTGAGCACATATATTTCTGGATGACTCTGCAATGCATTGGTTCTCCATTTTGCATGTCTGACTGGCTCACCTACTTTTTTTATAATCGATACCAGTTGATCTGCTGAAAGATCAATGTTCTTAAAAATAAGCAATTTATACTGATCTTGCAGTTGAACTATCTCGTCAAAGTTCTCGATCATCTCATCATATGATGTTTTAATTTTTACACCGTAACTACTGTTTTCTAAATTTTCAATTTCCATACTCTTATTTAATTACAAAAATAAACGGCTATTAATTTTGTGACTAATTAAATGTGCATCATGATAAATCAACGTTTATTTGACTGGTATAACATAGATACAAGCAAAGATCTTAAGTTTAACTCTTACTGTACTAGACCTTTTGATACTGTTTTAATTGATAAAAACGGTTCCTGTTATCTTTGCGAATGCCAGGCCTGGTTACCACAGAGTGTTGGTAATATACAAGTACAACCTTTGGAAAAAATTATTACTTCAAACACAGCAAAAATACTTCAGGAATCTATTGCGGACGGATCGTACCGTTACTGCAATAATCATCAATGCACATTTTTGTTAAAAGACAGAGACCTAGGATGGCCGGAAACAGTACCAAATGTGAAAATAAAAAATATTAGATTGGCCATCGATGAAAGTTGTAATTTATTTTGTCCAAGTTGTAGGAACAAACAGATATTTTACAAATCCGGACCCGAACTCAAAAAAAGAATGTCTATCGCAGATAAGATTATAGATTATTTGAAAAAACAACAGACTAATACAAATGTACACATCGGTAGTGACGGCGATCCTTTCGCAAGTTTGGTCTATAGATATTTTATAAAAAACACCAAACACCTTGAGCATCTGAAATTTAGCCTTCAAACTAACGGACTGCTTGTTAAAAAAATGTATATAAAAAACAAAGAGATGTTTGATAGATTGACTGTGCTAGGCATCAGCATCGATGGTGCCACTAAAAATACATACGAAAAACTTCGACTGGGAGGCAACTTTGAAAAAATTCTAGAGAACCTCGAATTTATCAAGCACATCAAAGACAAATTTATTTTTAATTTGCACATGGTCGTACAGAAAGACAATTGGCATGAAATGCCTTTGATGTTAGATATCGCTCATAGATATGATGTTGATAAAGTTTATTTTAACAAAATACAAAACTGGAACACCGCTCTAAATTTTTCTGAACAACAATTTACAGACATGGAAGAGTTTAAAAAAATATATTCTAAAATAAAGAAAGATACCAAAAGCCGTTTGTGGGCATTGACCTAAAATTATTTTATTTTACTACTAAAACGATTATAGATATTTTCAGCAAATGTACGGTGATGTTTTGTGCCATAGTGTATTCCATCCCTGGCCAGATCTGGTTTTTCTTCAATGGTTCTCCTAGCATCGGCACCATGGTGATTGTCCCACACAGGCCAACAAGATCTCAATGAAGTGTCGTCGAGGACATATCTAGTATCGGGTATCATGTAGATATCTTGAGCAAAACAATGAAACACAACAGCATTATTATATTCGGCAAATTTCTCAACCTGAAACACACACTTTAAAAAATTGTTTTGATCTGTGACACTGGTTTCATATTTCAGGGAATTGTCATCGCTTGTTATAGAAATTGGATATATGTCTAAACGTTCTCTTCTGCTCCATGCTGGCCAACACACTATAATAATTTTAGGAAACAACACTTTTTCAGATGCATACAACATCCTTACACACATATCGGGAGATGCTCCGGGTTGTGCCAGATTCCAAAATCTTAACCTTTTATTATTCAATAATTTTTCTAACTGTGAGATCCAAATTTCGGGTTGTTCCAGACCTTCGCCGAAAGTATGAGAACATCCTAGAACTGCTATATTTTTTCCTCCGTCCGGCAGAGGAGAAAATTCTGGACATCTAAAACCGTGTGAATTTGTTTTGTAATCTTTGTGATTAAATGTCGGAAATTGATTATCTGAATAATGTCCGTATTTCATGTTTGTATTTAATGTTGGCGGTCCCTAGGGGAATCGAACCCCTCTTTCGAGGATGAAAACCACGTGTCCTAACCGATAGACGAAGGGACCTTTTGGTGGAGGTAGAGGGATTCGAACCCACGACCCCTTGAATGCAAATCAAGTGCTCTCCCAACTGAGCTATACCCCCACATCGATGTGGTGCCCCAAGTCCGATTCGAACAGACGACCTACTGATTACAAATCAGTTGCTCTACCAACTGAGCTATTGGGGCCAAATACCGTATTCAATTATTTCTGAAATACCTGTATATAGAAAGTATACAGCAAGTATGCTAAAAATCCAACGACTAATTTTAAAAATATTTTTGATGGGTAATTTTGTTATTTGATTATACATAATTTTTGATACAGTCACCAATATTACCAAACCAGCCAAAATACCCAAATATACCATTTGAATGTCCTGACTATCGATGATTATGCCTGTAAGGAATATAACTACTTCGACTCCTTCTCGAAACATTATACCAAAAACAGCAAGTCCTAATAACAAAGAGTTTCCAAAAGGCAAGGCTTTAACGTGCTGGCTGGCACTATGGCAGAACCATGCTACCCAGGCTAGTACAACACCTGTAATGACCCCTATAAACCCTTCAAATCGCTCTGTATTTGCGTGATTGCCTAATAACTGGGCAGTTGTAGTGCCCAAAGCAATAGTGGCCAAAATAGACCCTAAAACTGCCCATATAATGACTTTTATATGTTTGGGATTGTTGTTGGCCGCTGTGATGGCCAACACCGCTATCAGCCATGCTTCAAGTCCTTCTCTGGCTATTACAAACGTGGTTGCTAGTAGAGTGGTAATCATAATTTTATTAGTTGCGAATAGTTATTATTTGCATTTACTTATAGCACACTATACACTATCAAACAAATTCGGTCAACGATCAACTTGACTTTTTTTGTTTTGGGTTGTAATATAAACATAGGTGATATGTGCTATTTGCATATAAATACTGAACCATCCACATGGACATAAAGTGGCTGATCCACATCAGTTAAAAGTGGCCAACTTAAAGAAAAAAAGGAGGTTACTTATGTACACCAAAGATAGACACACTTATATGATGTCCTCATATTACAAAAAGAAAGACATCGAGCACAAAGAGAACGCTATGAAAAGAGCAGTTCAATCCGTTGACACATACGGAAACGGAACAACTGGCTACATGATCAAGCATGGATCAAATGCTGGCAAAATATTAAAACACATCAAAGTAGATCCGTCCAACATCTAAATTATTTGTGTATGGTAAAAAACCGGTGAGCAGATTTGTTCACCGGTTGAAATTGTATTGACATGTCGATATCAATCTATTATAAATATGGCATAATTATGAAATTTTTAAAAATTCAAAAAATATTGATATTATTTTTATTCGCCATTCTTTTGACAAGTTGTGCGTCTAAAAACAAAGACGTAGCAAGTAACAAAGAGCCGAACATATATGACGGATCTATTGGATTGGTCCTAGGTTGTATGTTCAACCCGGCTGAATGTAACAAATTCAAGCAACAGGTTGAACAAGACGAGATAACCAAAGATTTTGAAGAAGTTGACAAAGCAACAAGCTCATCAAAATAATAGTATTACTTCTTTTTTTCTATCAATTTACAATCTTCGGTGTTGGCCGGCAAACCAGAATTTTTGTCATATATCCATACATATGAATACGTGACCTTATCTGTAGACGCCAAACATTTTTTACCAAAAGAAACTTTTGGTGAAGTCGGTATAGCCGTGCATGACACGAGCATTACCGCGGTTGCTATCATTATCAAATGTTTCATGTAAATACTTTCCTATGCGTTATTTTTTTGTTATTATTATAACTGCTATTATATATATGTCGATCGGACACACCGATCATAAAAAATTCGAATTAGAATTTGAGGAGTTTCTGGCACGAGAGGAGCTCATGACTTTTCAAATAAACTTGTGGGAATTATTACAACAACTGGAATACACACACGGAGAACAACGTTCAGTTGTGAAGGATGAAATAACTGTGATGCGAGAAAATATTAATAAACAAATTATCAAGATATTAGAATTAGATTTTAAACATCATAAAGATTAAAATGTTTCTTCAAATATCTTTTTCCATGGTTCTACATTCCAATCAACAAAGATACTGACAATAATTCTTTCTTCTTTGCTGTCATTAATGACCGAATGTATATACTCTCCGGAATTTATAATTTTTGGTTTAAGATCAGAAAAGTCTACTAATCCGTTTTTGTAAATTTTAAAATAACAACCACGTGGCCAATTCAACGGAAAATATATTTTGTGTGCAACAAAATTTGAATCTTTGTGTGGATATATGAATCCATCCGGACTCATTTTACTCATAGTTATAAGTAGAACACCGCCTAATAATTTTATGTTTTTTAAAAAATTATTCCATTCAGGATATGATTCTGTATTGAAACACACCTCTTCTTTTTCGTCATGCTTCTGCTGTACAATAGGAATACCTATGATATTACTTTCTGATTTAGATTTGTATAATAGAATGCGATCAATTTTTTCTAAACTCTTTGTTTTTCCAGGCCCGATCCAATCAAAACTAGATGCTTCTTCATAAAGTTTAGATAGATCATAATCAAACGGGAAGTTTAAATTTTTGAAACTATTCGATGGTCCAAAATTGTTATCATAACGGAATAAATCCCGAATGATCTTTGGATATTTGTCTGAAAGATGAATTGTCATTGTTTATCCAATCTATATACCATTTCCATATGGGTGTATAAAAATAAAATTTTACGAAAATGGAATCTGCATTTCCTCTATTTTTATTACTAGTGAATCCATGATGAATAAAATAACGAGTGTCTATACCATCAAGTTCCAAACGATTTACTACAACGTTACCTTTTATAGTTATTGAATTAAATTTATGTTTGATTGCATGAACGTCAAATTTATTAACCTTAACATCTGATGTTATGTCTTCGAATAGTTTTTTTTCATTAAACAATATACTGTATTTAGAATTTTGTTGTGCATCTATTTCTAGAACAACTGGAATACTATCCATAAATCAAAATTTTTAAATTGTTTCTGGACTTGGTCTCTTTGTTACTATTTCGTCGGCAAGTCCGTATTCTACTGATTGTTCGGGTGTCATAAAATTATCTCTTTCCATGTCCGCGGCCAACATTTCATAAGTTTTATTTTTGGTGTTGTGCTTAACATAGATTTCAGTAAGATACTTTTTCATTCTAGATATTTCATTGATGTGTATCTGTAGATCTGTGACTTGTCCTCTTGCTCCACCTAATGGTTGATGTATCATGTGTCTTGCGTGTGGCAGAATAAAACGTTTACCGGCCGTGCCTGCTTGGGCTAACAATGATCCCATGGAACAGGCCTGTCCTAAAACCACAGTTCTTATATCACATCTGATGTATTGCATGGTATCATAAATTGCCATACCGGCTGTAACTGATCCTCCGGGAGAATTGATATACAGTGTAATATCTTTGTCTGCTGATTGTGACTCTAGAAATAAAAGTTGTGCTGTTAGCACTGACGCTAGTCTTTCATCAACTACATCGTCCAGCATTATAATTCTATCTTTTAAAAGACGAGAAAAAATATCATAACTTCTTTCGCCTTTTGATGTTTGTTCAATAACAATTGGTGTAAGTGGCATAATACTCTAATTGTAACATTTTTTTTCTCACCTGTCAACACACAACTTAAATATAACTACTAATGAAAACAATTATAACCTGTGCTGTAACTGGTGGTAAAACTGATCCAAACTCCACACCATACTTGCCAATAACACCGGAACAAATTGCACAATCCTCGTTGGATGCCGCGGCGGCGGGTGCTTCCATAGTACACATACACGTTCGAAATCCAGATAACGGTAAACCGTCTATGGACAAAGATCTTTACCAAAAAACTGTTGACTTGATAAGAAACAAGAACGAAAATCTTATTATTAATCTCACCACAGGTCCGGGTGCTGTGTATAAGCCATTAACAAATGATAATTCTGGATTAATGGATGCTCAAACAAGAGTGGAACACATAGATAGTATACGTCCTGATATATGTAGTCTAGACTTTAACACCATGATGCAAGATGACGACGGTGTTAGGATAAACTCTATTCCTGTCGTTGCTGAGATGCTTTTGAAAATACAGTCATATGGCACACTTCCGGAATTTGAAATTTTTGACAGCGGTGATCTCAGAATTGCAAAAAAACTCATTAGTGACGGACTTACGAGCAGACAACCCATCTGGCAAATAGTGACGGGAGTCAAATACGGATGGGAGTCTTCCATCAACACAATTGATTATGCGTTAAAAATTTTACCGGAAAACTCAATTTGGTGTGCTCTGGGAGTAGGCAAGATGTCTTTGCCTATAGCAGAATATGTTCATCAAAAAGGTGGCCATGTTAGGGTTGGCATGGAAGATAATATCTACCTCGAAAAAAATGTGCTCGCGAAATCAAATGCAGAGCTAGTAGAACAATGCGTATCTTCGATAGAAAAAACAAATGGCTCTGTGGCTTCTGTCTCTGAAGCAAGAACAATATTAAAAATTTAGTCAAAAAAAAAGGGCCGCCGAAGCGACCCTTTTTAAAAGTTGATTTAAAACTAACTAGGCTTTCTTGATTCTATCAAGTAATCCAGGTGAAAATGTTGGTTCGAACTTTTCGTACACCGTTTTAGTCTTTTCCTTGAACTCTGCTGTTTCTTCCGGGGTAAGCTCGTGAACGTTAACACCCTCTGATTTCAATCTAGCCTTGGCTTCTTCTCCATCAGCGATCGTTGTTTCACGTTCTTTTCTTCCGGCATCAATTGCGGCCGCTTTTAAAACAGCCTTGACTTCTGGAGATAATTTCTCATAGAAATCATTACGCATGATCATGGTTGTTAAGAACAAACTGTGTTTCGTATCAATAACCGATTTGGTCACTTCGTTCTGGTCCAAAGGGTAAACTCTAGAGTAAACTCCTTCTCCGCCTTCACATTTTCCTTCTTCGATTGCACCTTTTAGATCTTCTATTTCACAAACGTGTCTATCTGTGACACCTAGTGCTTTGAAGGTTTCTTGGGCAACCGGGTTTCTGTTAGTTCTAAGTTTCATTTATTACGCAGTTAAGTCACCTAGTTTGCTAACTTTTTTGTTAGAAACTACGTTTCTGAAACCACCTGAGTAAGTAAATGCCATACCTCTAACGTTAGATTTTTCAGTGATTTTGTTTAATAATTCTTCACCTACTTCACCTTCT